GACTGTGATTTCAATATTACGATCGGGATAGCGAGTAGCAATAACTTCATAGAGGTCATCACTAATCATTTCACAACTCTTGTAATTCAATTCAAGTGTACCGCCTTTATAGAGATTCTCTAACCAGCGTTTAAATTGAATGAATTCAATATCCCTGTCGTTGTGAAATACTTCAATCGTCACTTCAAAGTGAAAGATGTGACGATGCGGAGTTCCTAGAAAGCTAACGTCATATTCATCACCTGTTTTTAACGCAGGATCAGTTGCTGCCGCTGGGTACATATGAATGCCTTCTTTTTGAAAGCGAACAAAAATTGTACGCACTGCTTTATCTTTAATACGTTGACGTTTTTCAGTCAAGGCTTGTGTATGTTGTTCGTTCATCTATCGTCATCCAAATTAACTGTTTCGTTATCCTGATCCCATTGCGCCCTACGCAAGACACGTAATTCGCTTAGGTACTTTTCTTTTGCTTCTTGCAAAGATTTTATTTTAGCAGAATCTTTGCTACCTGACTTCTCTAATTGGAACAATTGATTATCAACTAGTCTATGTGATTCTTCTAGTGTTTTAATACGACTTTTGTATGGCATATTCTAATCCTTTATTAAAGTGTTGAGTTAATAATGAGTTCTCTTTATATAAAAATATATTCTTCTCTTTCCAAATATTAAAATAATCTAAGTTTAAATTGTATTCTTTAACAAAAGTACCGTCGACTATATCACTAAATTCAATATTTGTACAGTCGTTATGGGATTCAAACTCATCGTTTAATATATTACTAACTAGACCGTTGATATCAAACTGGGGGTCAACTTGACTCTGAAAATAAATATAATAAGAACGTAGAAATCTATAATACTTACTGGTCTCTGTCTTTGTAGTTATGGCTATCTTTTTGTCAAATGATGATAAGCATTCAATTACTGAAGGATGACAGTGCGTTCCAAACCAATTACTACTCTTACTGTATATTTTTATTTTATGTTCCCAAAATTCTTTTATATATTCTTTATACGGTGATTTCCAATTATCCCCCGTCTTAAAAACATTATGTTCCCTAGATTTAACTGTCACACCACTAATAGTTGTAAATTTTTCATTCAATAAATTACATACTAATCCGCCGGCTGTAAAACTAGGAAAACAAACTAAATTCATTCGATTACCTCATTGATTGCATCATCACTATCCTCAATGACATCATCAATCTCTGGCTCACTGTTATTTACTTCAAATAATTGGTCAAACATAGTCATAGCATTCATTGCTTTCTTACCACTCAAACCCTGACTGCCTGACTTCATTTGCATCCAGAAGCTACTATGAGATTCTATCATATCTAGGCTCTTTTGTCTATCTTTTTGTGCAAATATCTTATCTACAATTTCACCAAAATGTTCATCATCAAAACGATTCATAACCATTTTAGGCATCACACCATTGTCATATTGACGATTAGCTTCTTGCACCGCAGTCATATGCATATACACATTGTGTGATTGAAGCAACGTATAGCTAAGAGTATCCCAACTTGTCTTAGTTTCTTTGCCATGTTGGCCAATAAACCCTTGACCACGATAGCAAAGGTCCTTCATCAACATACGGTCCGTTACAGGGCTATCTGTAAATTTATCATGGATACCTTCAGCTAACACAGCATCACTAAACTTACGATTATCATTAGCATAACTCTTTTTCTCAGCAGTCTTTTCCATACTGTATGCCCACTTCTTATCGTGTTCAATACTGTTGTTAAAGTATGCTAAGCCTTTAGCCGCACTAAAGAATGGGCTTGCACAGTCAAATGTAATCTGTAGATTCGGGTTATGATACTTACGAATAGCTTTCTGAATATCACTAAACAATACAGCATATTCCATAATACTTACTCCCAAGCAGTGAATCAAATCATGCTTACCTTCTTGCAGTAGTCCATCATGGATGATACCAACTAGTCTACGCAACATCAAGTGAACATCAATCTTATTCTGACCACCAAACGCCCAACCATTAAAGTGATTATCGGGATAGATATTCGGGTCACAATACTTCTTCATTTCTTCATACCAATCATCACTTTGCGTATGATTACGACCTTGCAATACATTTAAGAATTTACATTTGCCGTTACGATTCTTGATGAAGTATTCGTTATTAATGTGAGTGGCACTAATAGCTTCTTCAATAGTTGAGATACCATGTGCTGACTTGCCAGTCTTAGGATCTTTGATATGATAAGTTGTCAATGATTGTGATGGGATATCTAAACACATACCATAGTCCATGTATGTGTCCATCCAGTTTAGTACAGCTTTACGCTTTACCATAGCACGAGGACAGTTAGGATCTTTCCAATCAGCTGGCCATTGACACTTAAGAATCTGAAAGCCACCTGAGTCACCTAACATAAATGTACCTTCTTCACGCTCTCTAATGATTGATTCACTAGGATCGTCTTTAGTAGTATCTAAGTTAGCGTGACCAGCAGAGTATAGACCCCACTTATAGGTATACAAGCCTTCTTTACTGTTTAAGAAATTAAGTTTCTCTACATCACCATTAAAGCCTGCAGGGATTCGTTCAGGTGGGAAATAGTTTTCACCCTTGCGTTGTTTACCCAAGCCTGCAATATAAAAACTACTGACTGCAGGTAAGAACAATGCCCAGTCGGGCTTATGTTGTGCTGATAGATTTACTTGTTCCATTAACTTCCCATTAACTCTTGTGGTTCATTGCCAGAACTTTTAATTAAAGTCATGACCATTTTAATTTGTTCTTCTTTGTCTTTGATTTGATTTACTAAATCTTTAATAGCGGAATTTGTTTCTGCTAATTTGTTGCGCTCGGCTTCTTCTAGCATTTTCTGTTCAGCCCACCTTAAGATGTTGATAGCAGTAGGTGTTAGATTAATATTAGCACTTCCACCACCTACTGTTTGCCAACTACTACCGTCATAGACTTTCATCGTTTGACTACTAGAGTCGTATGATACTATACCTGTGACAGGACTACCAACATTAATATAAGGAGTTGAACCCTTACTACTATTAATGGTTAGATACTCGCCTCCGTAAACGTAGTCAATCATTTTGAGTTAGCTGGCAATAGATATGTGTAAGTAGCTAGACCTGAATCTACTGTAATCTCTGTAGCACCTGCATCAGCGATACGAACTTTCTTATCACCTGGCAAGTCCATGATAGCTAAGAACACTTTAACAGGCCAGTTCCAAGCTTTGCTCAATGAACCAGAGACACCTTGTTGAAACACAAAGTTACCTGAGTGAGTTGATGGGTCACCAAAGTTAATCTTCAAGTCACCATTAACTGTTGTGAATGTGAAATGTTCTTCTTCGCTGTTCGCACTTGCTTGCTTCTTCAGTCGTTGAATACCTGCGATAGTAGGCTCGAACTCAACGTTCCAGTTAGTGCCTTTGAATGTTACAGTTTTGATTTTCTCATCAACAATAGATTTAGTCATCAAACGATAATCGTTAACAAATGAACCGTCTTTAGTTTCAAAGTGAATAGTTGACGGAACTTCAGCACCATCACGTGTAGTTCTAACTACAGAGATTTTAGCGTTCTCATCATAGTCATCGAAACCAAGAATAGTTTTTAGTTTACCTAAGTTAGGCATACCAAACACACCGATAAAATCAGCGATAGGACTATTCAATGTTCCTGATACAATAACAGATTTGTTTTCTGCGATTGCGTTGATAGTAGTTTCAGTATCAGTACCTGATACTTTAATCAAGTCTACATTGCCTAGACCGTTAGTGTGTGTAATTAAATCCTGTAAATAATCTTTCATGTTTTTCCTTTGTATACCTATTTAGGCAGTTTATGTTATGTATTATAGTGGAGTTTATTGCGAAAAGCAATAGCAATTTACCCGAAGCTGAATAAATCATCGAATGTTGAGTTAGTATCTGTATTACTACGAATGTCCCATTCTAAGACACCTAACAAGTTATCAATCTTTTCGTCTACCAATGTTTGTTCCATTGCCTGATCGTCAAATGGTAACTCACAGAACCATTGAGGTAATCGTAATTCATCGACAGGATATGCTACTGATGTAAAGCCTAATGGATTAGGTTTAAGCTTACAAACAATAACCTTCATGCCGTCGATAATCTTTTGACTATACTGGTCACTATTTACTCTACGCAAATAGTTGTAGTTCAGTGCCGCACGAACGTGACCGGGCATGTTAGCACGACCTGTTCCACTCTTAGCTTCTAAGTCGCCATAGTATGTAAGTTTGTTTACACCTTTAGGAGAACCTTTAGTCCAACTGTCTTGTGCTGTTAAGATACGCTTGAAGTCTTTGACCGCTTCAATCACATCTTCACGTCCTTTACCTTGTTGAATCACCATTGATAACACATTCAACAAGAATTCTTGAACATACTTAGGAGTATCAGCACGTTTCAAGTCAAGACCCATAGCTTTGATATCACCACCTTTACCATCTTTGTCTTTACGCTTGCCTTCTTTATCAAAGATGTTGATAGCATAACGCTTTTTAGTAATAAAGATAGCACGATCACCAATCAATTCACGACCAGCTTTGATGATTGCACCGTTCTTACGAGGAGCATGAAAAGCTTTCTCCATAAACGCAGGGAACGATTCGTTTGCTTGGTCAGCAATACTGTCATATAGACCGATACAAAGTTCTTTATCCCATACTAACTCACCCTTTTCAATCTGCGGCTTGAGTGTGGGATACGCAGTAAAGTAACATGAGTCAGTATCACCATATACAATTGCATTGCCTTCATGTGAATAGTTACCTTCAACTGATTCATTGATGGTGCTCATCATATGTTTAACAATCTGACGTCCTGATAGTGTTACAGATTGACCGATACGCTTATCATAGAAACGGCAATGTTCATTCAACAATGCGCCATACGCTGAGTTCAATAAAATCTTACGAACAAGTTGACGCTTATCGTAGTATTCAAACTTATCAGTACCATATGCTTCTTTAGCAAGCTTCTGTGTTTCTTTACGCTCTGAGTACCAACGAGTGAGTAGACCGGGAACAACACCTTCTTTTTCATAAGTAAAGATTGTTCCATTTGCACTAAGCATCCAGGGTCGATGACTATCAAATATCATCTTCCATATCTCTGCCGCACTCATTTCTTCACTACGTCCATCTTCAAAATCAACAGTAAGAACAGTGCCACGTTCCTGATTCATAATTGCGGTATACTCTAAACAACTGAATAGACCCTCCCACAAGATAGAACCTGTAACAGCATCGTCACCTTCTTTAGCACGTTTCTTCTCGCCGGCTAATCGTAAGCCTTTGTCGTGCATGTATTTGTCAGTAAGTGTTTGTCTGATTTGGGCAACGATTGTTTCTCCGCCCATGTTGAGGGCACGAATAACCGAGGGATAGAGCGAGTTGATATCGACTGCTCCGACCCATTCGTGCATTCCTTTTTTCGGTGTAGCAACGAAGGCACCTGCTGCCTGCTGAACTTCTTCTTCATTTTCAACCTTTCGTTTTTTATCTGGTACTACTAAGCCACGTTCGTGTGCTTCATTAAAAATTGCCATCTCAATCATTGCAACAGAACCCATTACTGTTGGAAGCAGTACTGTGTTCTCATGTGCAAGCTGATTAGCTAATTCTAAAAACTTAAGTTTGTTGTGAATCTTTACCAACAACATAGTATCTTGTCTGTTGTATTCAATGAACTTTTTAAAGTCTTTGTTATACAACTGGTCAAGTGTACCTTCATATTGTGTTTTGTTTTCACCGACTTCCATCTCACCGATAGAGTCTAGTTTATAACTGTGGCGTGATTCGTAGTTATACTTTTTGTACAACTGTAGATAGTCCAAGTGAATACGACCTACTAAGTCATAAGTTGTTTCACTCTTACCGAATCGTTCGTATTCTCTAGCTTTAGGTAGTTGACCCATCAAGCAAAACTTGCGTGTGTCATCCTTACTCATCACTCTAGTAACACGATTGACCATATAGGGTATGTCATAACCCTCTGAGTTCCAGCCAGTTAGTACATCAGCATCTTCAATAAGTTGAAAGAAAACATCAAACATTTCTTTTTCGTTTGTGAACAACATGGTGTTCTCAAACTGACCTACAATTTCGTTTGCTGTTTCACTAGTCATGTGCTTAGGAGCAATGACTAGGGTAATACATTGGTCTAGCCAATCTAAGTAACAACTGATAGCTGTAACAGGATTGAATGGATCGCTAGTAGGACTGAATCCTTTATCAGGATCAAAGTCTACTTCAATGTCAAAGAAGCAAGTATGAAGTTTAGGTGCATCAACTTTAAGATAGTTTTCGCTTAGACAACGAAAGACCACGTTAATGTCACTTTCAAATAATTTCTTATTTGAATGTATACGCTTTTCTTTTTCAAACTCTTGTCGTTTGCGTGTACTGAAACGACTGACTGGATCACCATAGATACTACGATGCTTACCCTTAGGATCAGGGTAATACAATACATAGTTTGTAGGATATTCTTTATACTGACGTTTGCCGTTAGCATCCCGTTCTACTACGTAGATACGGTCTTCATCCCTGCTATGAATAGCGTCAACGTAACTCAAAGTGTTTTGCCCACAGTTTCCAAGATAGTGTTGAGTTCATCGTGGTCTTTATTAGTCTGACCGAGACTTGCTTTGTGAGCAATCTTAATTGCTTTCTTCAATGTAGAAGCCTTGATTTCAAGTTCTTCTGCTACTGCTTTGATAGTGTCATTCAAACCACCATTCAATGTATCGATTTCATGTAGGACTGTCATGCCCTCATTTACCAATTGTGTTAGTTTGATTTTAGCTTCGTTGTTAAACGAACGATTATAGTCTGACATAGGTTCTCCTTAAATAATTAGTTAGTGTACTTGGTCTGTGTAGAGAAGTCAAGTATTTTGCTTACCTTCTACAATCTTTTTGACCAAAGTATGTAATCCTGGGTTTACTCGTAATGCGTGTGGCATCAATTCATTGCGAATATAGTTACGGGTATAGCGTGAGTTTTTGTTTGATTCATCTTCAATCCAAGGCACATTGTGACTCTCGCACCAATATACAAAATCTTGCTTGCGTGTAGTTAAGAATGGTCTGAGTACATTGTTTCTTGTTAATGGAATAACTTTAGGTGTGCCGTGTAAACTTGACCAAATATATGTCTCAACACAATCATCCAAATGATGACAAGTGATAACTGGTCCTAAATCTTTAAAGAAGTCATAGCGTTCTCTACGCCAGTATTCTTCCTGTGATTCTTTATTGTCTTTTTTTGAACGACAAAACCCTACTAACATAGAGATATCATGGTCAGCACAATATTCGGACACAAACTTGTGTGCTTTTTCTCCGTGTTGTGTGCCGTGATTAAAATGGGCAATTGTTACTTCGTGTTTGCGACTTAAAAAGTCAACAACTGCCATACTATCTACACCACCACTACAGGCGATTGTAATTTGTTTGGGTAATGGAACTGTAATCTTAATCATTCATGCATTATAGCACAAATAATCAATTATTGAAAGATGTTATGGACATGACCATAGTGTTTCATTATCGAGTTCAATACTTTTTAATTTAAAATTAGTTATAGAATCCCAAGGTATATCATTTGTGTTCTCTATATCACCTATAGGATAACGATTGAGATTTTTATTTGATTCGGTTACAAATTTTCTAAATTCTGGGTCATCTATTGTTTTTTCAAATATTCTATTTGGATCAAATGTAACATTGGGTGTCATCAATAGATTACCCGTAATATCATCATTGATTGGATCATCTTCTTCAAACCAACATTTAAAATGATCCTTACCCAAAATATCATCTGTGATCCAAACTGTATGATTATATGATTGAGTATTAAAATCGAAATCTTCTTCAATATATTCTACCGTTTCAGTTCCCCAAATTTCTTCATTGTTTTCTAAATTTCTAGTTGAGGCTGAATGTAAACCATAATACAGATGATCTGGTACAAGTTTAGTTATTCTACTTAATTTAGGATAAGTCAGTGTTTCTAATAAATGCGTATTATTATTCAATTCGTGTATAGCGTGATGTACAGCAGATTGGGGAGTATCAGTGAAAGTAGCAACTGTTTCAAATGGATTTAAAAACTTGGCAAGTGTTGTAAAATGTCTATGCCATCTATTCAAATGCTGTTGAGTAAGACCATCATAATTCACTATTAACACTTTTAATTCTGCTATTTCATTACTGAAATCAATTTTATAATGTTTGCCTAATAGTATAAATGATTTTAGTAGATTCAGTATAAACAATCTGTAATTTACATTCTTGTCCATCTGTATAGTTATATTGTGTGGATTTACTGACCAATCTAAGTTTGGCAATCGTTGTGAAGTTCTTGTAACATAATTTTTCCAAATGGTTACAAATGAGTTGTCTAACAGTTTTATTTTTATTGAGAAAGAGTCAGTGTTGTTTTTGAAGTTATACGTAAGCATATCATATTATTGAAAAATATGATGATTCTCTTTCCCGTATATTTTAATATATTTGCCAGCAAGCATATCTGCCATAGCTTCGATTGGACTACCGGGATAGCTATCACCAGGTTCAATCATATTTAGTTCGCCTTGACGAACGTGAACTAATTCGTGGAATACAGTTCTTAATATATCTACTAGATTACGATTCTTTGCATATACCCAAATCTTGTCATCACCCATTTTATGACCACCGGTATGATGATTGGTTTGAGCTTCTTCAGTATCCATACTTAATTCAACAACAGGTTTTGATTTTAAGTGAAGTTGAACAACAGCCCAATCAACAAATTTGTCAACCTCTTGTTGTAAATCACTAGTATCAGTCTCATCTAATTTATTTTTGATCCAACTGTCCGGTGTTCTGTGATATTTTTTAATGAATAAGTTGTGAAGTGCTTTACCAGTAATCTGATGCTTTTTTGCTATACCACGCATTAACTTGTCAATGGTAGTATAGTCGTGTTTTTCTAAACTAGGTAATTTTTTAGCTAGTTCTGAGGCAGCGGATTCTAATAAAACTTGTTCAAATCTCATTTGTATTAAATGTAATCTCTATAGTCTGCAGTAAAAATCTCACCATTTGGTCTTTTAACGATGTGGATCATTTTAGTAGCAACGAGCCATTCAGCATACATATCGCTACCCCTATCAGAAAATGATCCCACTTGGTCATTTTCCATCCAAAAGGCTACGTCTTCTGCTGATTTATTATCAATTAACCACTGATCTAGGGACCTAAACTCACCCTCTTCCCATCTGAATGTATGCTCTCTGCCTTCGTCATCAATACTTGATGTTTCATTTAAGGTTACGTCTGTCATAATATACTCCTTGTATTATATATTTATCTAAAATTTTAATTACACCAAGAAGTTTTAGCTTCTCCGTAATATTCACGTGCAAATCCGTTCTGTATTAGCATCATTCTTAAACTTTGACCATCAAGTAAGATATCCCCTAATACTCGTCCACCATATTTATCCCAATCAGCGATAGCTACTTGACGTTTCTGTGCTTTAGTGATAGCGTTCTTTGTAAATGCAGTAGCAGCCTGACCACGTTGGTCTTCTTGTGGACACATAGCTCTATGACCTTTCTCAGGAGTATCAACACCAAATACACGAATACTTAGTTCTTGCTTTAATGGAGGTGGTAAGAACGGTGCTTGAAATGCTACAGTATCTCCATCAATAACTCTAGTGATTGGGAAATCATAGACATTCATTGGCTTTTGTTTTTGTGCGAATGCAACAGTAGATATTGCTAGTAGTGCGATTGTTATTATTTTCTTCATTCAGTTCTCTTTATAATATATTTTTGTAATCAATAAACTTTGCGTGTCTGTCTGCTAGTCCACGCATTGCTGGATTAATCTTTTGTGTTACTGCTCTTGTATCATTAAAATTATTTACATGTGGCTTAACACGTGTCTGCCAATACCATACAGCAATCTTTGCCGCAATATCAGGGCGTTCTGCTAGCTCGGGTTGTTGTAGTAATGGAATCTTCAATGCATCTTGTGCCATACGATAGTTATCACGACCAGTCAACTGAATGAAGCCTCTGCCGTGATACTTTTCTCCATCGCCTATTTGTTTATTACCTAATATCTTAGCAGTGCGTGGTGCATATTTAGGGTCATACTTTTTAGCAAAGTAACCTTTACCCATACCTTTTTCTTTTAATCTACTAAAGTCCCACGATTCGTGGTTAGTCTGTGCCATAAACTGTGCCAACTCAGTTCCTTTAATGCCGGCAGCTTTAGCCGCACGTTGTAATACTGCTTCGTGTTGAGGATGATTACTCAACATATTGATTGGTTCTGATTTTTGTTGCGGTGCGGGCAGTGTGGGTTTTGCTTGTGCTACACCAGTTGTACCTAATGCGGCTGTGCCCAACAATCCACCTAAGAAACCTCTACGACTTAAATCTTCTAAAACTTTACGATTTCTTACTCGTTCAATATCGATACCAATTGGCATTCCAGTTGATAATGATTTAACAATCTTATCAGTTTCACCTTGACCAGGCTTAAGTTCTGCTGAGAGTATTTTGAATAGTAATCTATTCTTCTTTACACCTACATACTCACCCACTAATACTTGATAGTTAGGATAGTTAGGTGTCAAATCCACTTTAGGATTTTCTTGTTCTTCTAAATAAAATACATCTTCTTCAGGAGATGTGCTTAGTGTAGGATGTGCAGTTAACACTACATATG